TGTGCTATGGCTGCTTGACTCTTTTGCATTTCAATAGCTTTACTTTGTACTTCTATACTCTCTGAACTAATTTCAACATCCCAGTCTCCATTTATATTAAAGAACTCCTCTTTAATCTCTAGGTCTGTGTACTTGCCCCTCTTTTCAGTGACCTCTAATGTGTTCGGATTAATCTCTATATCAGCCAACCTAACCCTCTTGTTTTTAGCAGTCTTTCCTGCACTCTCAACTCTAGGAATAGTATAAAACTGTGCCATAAGAGCTATTATTTGCTTGGCAGCAAGATTGAGCGGTTCTGTCCAAGTGTTTATTAAAGAAGTAATATAAGTATCCATCTGCTCCTTGGTTAACATACTTGTAGTAGCAGAAACATATTTCTGATTAACTCCCATTTGAATTGGGTCTATCTGGGTAGCCAGGACAGCGTCTCTATTTAAAGCATCTATTCCCCTAAACATATCAAAGTTCATTGTCTGGTATTCTAATGGCTGTACATCGTCTTGCTGATTAACTGGTATCATTAACCCTGGCTCTGCTGTCTGATAAGCCTTACTAAACTCACCATAAATACTCTTCTTAACCTTAACTATAGGATTCGCAGTTATATGTAATCTATCATAAACCAAGTTCTTTAGAATTTCTTCCTCAGACTGTATATTCATTAGTTTATCAGGGATTCCCATACCATAAAACTGGTGTGATACGTCATAAGCGTTTATCTTAACAAATGGTAGCTGTTTATGGTTATAGGGTAGTGGTATATCTTTAATAAGGACATCATTTGCTACTACTACATACTGGTCTTGTGCCTTATTGTAGTAATGTAATACTTCTACATAGTCGTCGTTATCAATATCGGTTGGAGGCTCAAAGAATTCTGTCTCTTCTCCAATATAATGAGACACTGGTCTAACCTTTTTAACATTTTTAGCATCAGGGTCGGCTGAGTACATAGCCTTAAACTGTGATAAAGAAGGCAACATTCTTCTAATAATATATTGTGCCTCATAGCTAGTACCATGTAAGTTCCTTGCACTTGGGTCTACAAATATTTCTTGAATTTTTACTGGCTCAAATGCTATGTCATCATAATCATAAATTGTTTCCTCTTTGTACACTTTCTTTTTATTCTGGAGGTTTTCCTTCTCCTCGTCGGACATATTTTTAGTATCCTTTTTAGGAACTCTCACCTTTCTCTTTTTACGTAGGTAGTAAACATGCATAAAAGCCGAGCCATGAATAAGACAGTCCTTAAACCACTCTCCCATTCGGGTTTTGTATTCTCTTCTTTCAAATAGGTTATTGACTAATTCTTGAATGACCCTAGCCTTTCTCTTGTCTTTAGGGTCTTTAATATCGTCAGGGCGAACCACAAATTGAATATTAAGCCTTTTCAGCTTATGCATAGTAGACTCAATCCTTCCTGAAGACATTGGGGATTTTACATTACTTTCAAACTCGTCCTGTTTGGGCGATTCGGCCCAGCCTAGGTCAATCTTCTCTTGTAAATCCCAGCGCTCTTGCCAGTTTCCTGATGTTGAGGGCGCTCCCCAGTAGCAACTATTCTGTCTTGACTCTTTAGAACTTGTAAAGTCTCTACGTACTTTCTCTATTACCTCCGCCTCAGCCTTGGTATAACGCCTTGTCGGCAGTGTACTTTCCTTCATTGTTAAATTGTATTATTTTATTGTTCCAAAATAATCTCGTCCCTTTCTCTACTATACCTTGGGATAAATGTTCTTTCCAGAAATTCCCCAGAACTATCTGAGGTTATTTTGCCATACTTTAAATGCTCTACTACCCTAGTGCTCTCAATAGGGGTCCTTACCCTAACCACTTGAACCTCTCCGTTTTTGACTTCCATAGTGCGATACTGGTACTTCTCTTTAATACTCTCAAACCACTGATAAAATGCGCCAGGAATACTATCCGTGGAAATCGGTATTCCTATTGAAATTTTTCCCCTCATGTTATTCCTTGCTTACTTTAGTCTTATGAGTCCTCATATGTCCTAGCATAGCCAGTTTTGTACTAAATGCCTTCCCACACTCTTCGCAAACAAAAGGCTTCTCTTCTTCTGGCTCTTTTTCTTCTATAATCTCCTTTTCAGGTTCCTTTACTTCCTCCTCTTGGAAATATTCTATATCATTTCCACCAATTTTGAAAGAATTGGTTTTTTTACCCTCTTCTCCCTCGTCTGCCTCCACTAACTCAAATTTAACAAATCCTGACGGGTCTGACTCTGTTCCATCTGAGTGCTTTATTGTTTTGTACTCATACCTACTAAAAGCCTCCCTTGCTCTCCCATCAATCAATTTCTTCTCTCCTTTCCTTAGAACAAACACCGATTTAAGGTTTCCGTTTGCTGGATTGTCTACCAGATTAATCCTCTTGAGTATCATGAACCTCTTCACATACTCTCCCTTAAATAATTGTTTTGTTTTTCCTGCACCTGCGTTAGCAAGTTTCTCTTGCTCGGCAAAGTAGGTGTCAAACTCTGCCCTTAGTTTATCGCCGATTGACTCATAGTCCCATCCCGTTGTAAGCGGGTCGGGTCCATTGTAGTTATCAGCGAGGAACATGTAATATTTACTCATACTACTACTTATAAAAATTAATATATGGTCTTCGGGTTATACTCACGCTTTTTTACTTCAATGTAAGTAGAACTCTCAAACCTCGAAGGAAGCCTATCAAGAGACATTAGCGCATAACGACAATCGTCTGCGCTGTGGTCCTCTTGTGTGGTATTTGTTACCAACACACCATTTGCATAATATAGGTGTGCCTCATTAACTGTCAAGTTGTATACCATCTTTGGATTTCCGCAACTCCCAACCGCACTTATACGAACAGGTCTTAACTTTCTTGTCAATTGACCTAAAAGTTTTCCCACAAATGGCACAGACCTTAGGCTCCTGTACAGAAACTCTATATTCATACTTACATCTTTCAGAGCAATATTTTTTCTGGACTTTTTTCGTTTTAAAAGTCTTTCCACAATACGGGCACGTACGGGATACTTCTGGCGTTCGCTCATGCATCTTTCTTGCATTTTCCCTAAGGGTTTTCCTGCCTTCTGCTGACTCCCTCCACTTTTTAAGTTTCTCCTGTAAATCTTTCCTCTCTTTGTAGTGAAGTTTGCAGTGTACTGTATTGTCGAGTAATTCAAGGTTTGAAATATTGTTGTTATCGATGTCGCCATCCTTGTGGTGGACTGCCATACCTTTTGGGATAGGTCCAAAATTATCGATATAAACCTGCCTATGAAGAGAGGTGTAACCCTTCCTAATATTACTTCCGTTCGGGCTATAATATCTGCGAGAAGGGTATCTACGATAAAGTATTCCGTTGTATTCAACCTTTTTGGTTTCCATAGGTATATGTTCTTCGACTGTAGTATATCACCTACAGAAACATTTTGCAATTCCACTAAACCCTTGTTTTTTATAAATATTTTATGGTCTGGTGTACCCTCTAATCTCTCTCCATTAGAAAGCTCTGCCCAAGAAGTCGTAGAAGATATTCCACTAATACCATCCTTAACTACCTTCTTATAACCTATTGGGGTTCTTATTAAGTCTCCCCTTCCTATATCCTCAATGTTTTTTCTCCCCTTTAAGGTGTCTACCTGTGTCCCAGCGATAAAGCAGTCCAAATCCTCCTTCTTACTAGCTGCACCACTTCTGGGCTCATAATACATAAGCTCAGGAATTGTGCGTATAATATTCTTACAACTTTTAAAGAATTTAAGCAAGGGCTCTTCATAAGGCTTGTGTGATAAATAGCTCTTCATAACCCTCCAACCCTCTACTCTCTTATTATTACCCAATTCCACATTCCCAATGTTAAATCCATACCCCATACTCTCTAAAACATCTATACTACTAAGCCCTGTCTGACTGTCCATCCGTTTCATACTGGGGTCTACCACACATTTATACACTCTTCCCCATAACTGTTTTTCCTGTAGTATTCTCTTTATTTTGTCTGCTGCTTCGGTAAGATTTTCTTCCTTGTGGTAATATTCCCATATACACCACACTCTTTGGTCATTGTCTATGGCGTACAAGTGAACACTCCTTGGCTCTCTAGTCCCATCATCCCAACCCATAATAATTTGCCAGTTCTCTGGAACATCAAAATCGTCTACAACATGGCGGGTTGGGCTCCATTCTGTGAAGAACATACCCGATTGAGCGTCCCAATCACCATCAAGTAGTCGTTTTCTCTCGTCTTCAGGCAACATTTTGAGGTTTTCTAGGTAATCTGGGTTGTTTTTCATCAAATATGGGTT